TTGTGTTGACCGATAACGTAGCGCATGCTTTGCATGGGAAACGACCCAACCCGCAGCGGCTTTTGCCCTCGGCGTGGTAGCATCACGTAAAACTTGTAGGCGGTACAGGGGAGGTTCCCCCTGCCACCGGCCGAAGGTCTGTCGGATAACAGGCTAAACAATCACATCCTCCAGAAGTTAGCAACTGCGCCTCATCCCAACGCACGGGAGACTTTTGGAGATGTGAAGTGTACCACTGTCTTAAGCGCACGCTGCGGATGGGAGGTACTCAGCTTCGTATTGAACTTACAGATCACCAGCGTTGTCTTTCGACCGTACGGTGGCGGCTCCGGCTTATAGTTCAGGGTGAGCTTATCACTAACCGGCTGTTACGGGATTATCCACCCCGTGTCGAGCCGGTGCAAACAGCGATGGCCGCTGTTCTCTCTTCTCAGCTTCGTATGGGTTCTCCCCTAGGATGTGCTTAACATTGACGCCCTCGGGCTGTCTCCGCTGTTGTTGACGCGCCATCGTTAACGTCGAGCGGTATGGAGTTTCTACTTCATTCTTCTTTTCCTCCTTTATTTTCTAATGAGAGCTTGCTCTCCCATCTGCGTTGCGACCAGATGACGTTCTGCGCGCCTCCGCTATGCCTATTGCGACACGCACTTCACACTTATGAAAATAACCAACCTGGGGAGACGGGCTCCACCACGATAAAATCCAGTGCAAGGGAGGGAGTGTGATTATGCAACTCGCAGGGTGCGGGGGTTCAAGGAACAAGGGACACCAGCAAGGTAGGTCTACCTTTGACTACGGAAACACGTTGTCCAACCCTATTTAGGGAACGTGAGTCATTCTAACTGTGGACATACCCGTGTTTGGCCTTTAGACACGGGTTTACAGCAGTATGAACCTTTTACAACCCCCCCTTACCATCATTATTTATGCCGCCCAAAAATCAGAAGAAGTCAAACCAGCAGAAAAAGACTGCCCCAGCGCCCAAGCGCCCTTCAGGAATAGAAGTGAAAAAACCAAAAACCAAACAAACAAGTAAGTCGTCCCGTCCCGTCCCCGTCCAGATGTCCCGCGTTGATCACAATGCCGGGCCTCGCGGCGGTCGCAGCTTCACGGTCTCGAACAACCAAAACATCGCAGCCGTCTACTCCAGCACTGATGAGTACACGGCGTTCTCGTATGTCATGCAACCCGGTGTTGAAAGTCAGTTCCCCTGGCTCGCCCCGATCGCCACCAACTACGAGACATACCGCTTCACCTCCCTCAGCGTCACATACGAGGGACTTGTCGGGACTATGGTCCCGGGGCGAATCGGTATGTACTTCGAGTACGATGTTGAGGAAGATCTCCCGGCCACCTACCAAGCTGCCACTGCTAAGATGGGTTTCACTAGTTGTAGTCCCTTCTCTACTACCACATCCAGACTAGACGTTAAACGTGCC